ATGTACGTCTTCAGAGCCGGCGTAGCGAACGCCAGAGCCTGCTCCTTGAAACTCTTCTGCAGGCTCTCGGTCGCAAGGGCCGCTTCTCGTTGTGCCGGGTTGAGCGCATCCAGCGCGGCCTTCCGCTGCTCGAGAGCTCGAGTGGCGGCCTTCTCATCCCCAGCTGCCAGCGCAGCCTTGTAAGCCTTGGTCGACTCAGTGAGCGCAGTAGCTCCCTCGACCACACCGGAGAAGGCAGGGATGGCCAGGGCAGCGAATGCCCCTATGCCGACCCCAGCGACCCCTAGAGCCGTTGCCAGCCCGCCGGCCATGGCTATCACGGGAGCGCCTGCGCCGGCCACTGCGGTGAGCGCACCGGTCAGCAGCGTCGCCTTCTGAGCGACCTTCTCAGCGCCGAATGACAGATCGGGCAGGCCCTTGCGCGCGAGTTGGTTTACTGCCCGGCCCACGGTGACGAAAGCAGCCGCGTCGATCAGCCGGCTGCTGCCCCGATTGAAGCCCTTCTTGTAGTCCTTGCCCGCGCGTTCGCCGGCTCGATCTGCATTCCGCCCGGCCCCCATGAGCGCCCGGTTGATATCCGAGCCCACACCTCGAGTGCTGACGGTCAGGGAGATATACCCTGTCGCGAGTTCAACCGACCCGGCCATCTGTCACCAACCCATCATCTTGTCAATGTCCTCGAAGGTGTACAGACTTACTTCCCCAGGGGCGGGCTCGACATCTGCCGCCGGCTCGTCGACTCCCACCAAGTCTTCCCACCGAGTGGGTAGCATGTTGAGGGGTGCTTCGGGGTTGCGCAGGAATGCCTGGTTCTGGGCCAGGATGACCGCGATGACCTCGAGCCGGCCGAGTATTTCTACGTGCCGCTGGTCCTGGTGGTATTCCTTGGGGAATAGGGCCCGTCGGACAGCCGACTCACTCGACGACTGTTCGCTGAGGATAGCGAACGCATCACCCCAGCGGAGCCGTGTGGTGCCCATGTCATCGAGCGAGTGGCCGTGTCTGAGCAGGTCGTAGCGCACCGCAGCTGGGTGTTCCTCGGCCAGCTCGACGAGCCAGGCTATTCCCCCAGGCTCGCTCCGATATGCTTCTGCAGCTGCTCTTGCAGCCGCTTGTGCTCTTTCCACCGGAGAGTGTCGATAATGTCGAGCAGCCGCTTACCCTCGGCAATCTCCTCCTCGGTGAGTTCCAGCCGTTCAGCGACTTCCTCATTCTGGCCGGCGAGGGACTCGACGATCGTCATGAAGTAGTCAGTCTCATCCCGGCGCCGGTTGTTACGCACGAATCCGGGAGTGATGACATCGAGGGTCACGGCGGGAAAGGTGAGTTCCTCGCCATTGTGCCGAAAGGAGAACCGCTCAGACGCGGCCTCTTCCTTCTTCTTGTGGTCTTGTGGTTCAACAGCCATTGCGCAGGCTCCTTGTCAGTTTAGCGCAGGCATTACACGGGGGAGAGGGCCGGCTGCCTGCGCGGAGCCGGCCCTCCGATCATGGGATTACGGGTCGGTAATGCCGTCGTCGTCGTACTCGTTGACCCAGCTGTTCGTGGTCGGGTCCTTGAATACCTGCCAGGTGACCGTGTACGAGCGAACCGCAGTGCCGACAAGTGGCCCCTGCTCGACCTCGGTCGGCTGGGCAATGGTGACGACCTCGCGGTGGCGCTTGGCCCCCGAGAACACGTCGACGACGAGCGAGACGCGCTCGCCCGGGATGCCCTTGTCAGCGACGGCGATCTGCGTACCGTGCAGAGCAGTGGCCGCAGTGACCACCACATTCGCGCTGCCGAAGATCATTTTCTTGATGTCCACATTCTCGGCCTGCAGGAGCTCAGCCTGATACGTGCGGCTGAAGTCATTCTGCATCCGGAACACGGTGTCACCATTCATGTCCTTCTGCTCGTCGGTGCCAACTGCTCGAGGGTGAGCGACGCCGGCCGGGCCGACGTAACCGAGACCCTTGAATGCTGCATCGAGAGCGGTGGTTGCATCGGTCGGCAGGGCCGATCCGACTGGAGCCACCGAGATAGCACCCGTGGCTACCGCCCGAGATTCCGCAATCTCACTGACATTCGGATTGGCCATGTCTCACTTCCCTTCACTGGGGAGAGCATCGGGCGCCTGTTGCGCCTTCTGCACTTCCTTGCGGTCCTTGGGGCTCAAGTCGCCCTCACGTTGCCAGCCCTGATCGGTCCACGCCTTCACCTCAGTGGATGGAACCTCCCTGACCTGGTCACGGAAGAGCGGATGAACGATCTTCACGTTTGCCATACTCTTTCTCCTTAGATTGCTGACCCGGTCAGGGTCGGCGTTGCTGTGAACTGGAATCGAGGACTGTTGGTCAACGGGTCGGGAAAGAGCACCGGTACCGAGAAGTCCTCGGGGGTTCCGCCGATCCACACACCAGCGGCGATTGGTTGGTCACCGCGTGTGGCGGCTTCGAGAATGGCTGCGCAGACGCTGGCGAGTCGAAACGCCTTAGCGTCATCGCCGTCCCAGCACTCGACTAACAGACTCGGTCGAGCCACCAGGATGTTCGCCCGGGACCCGCCTGTCTGCTGCACCTTTACGAGACGTGTGGGTCTCGGATTAGGCACCCGGCTACTCACCGGGGCCGGCTCGCCCAGGGCAGTCAGTTGTGCTGACAGATATGGGATCACCGCCTTCACGAGGTCGGGGAAGACGACTAGCTCAGTCATCGCCCACGATCCAAGTTATGGATCAGAGAGTTGTGCTGGGCATTGTCGCGAATCGCATCGTCGGTATCCGGGAACACCGTCACTCGCGCGCGATTCTTGTTGCTCGCCAGCTCCACACGATACCCTGCTCCACTGGCCGCGGCAATCTGGCCACCACGGCGAAGCAGATCGGCCACCATTTCGGGGCTGGTCCTAATCTTACGGAACCCCTCGAGATTCAACTTGACTCGGTCGACGCCCATTACCCCTCCACTCTCTTGCAGACTGCGTAGGTGTGATCGAGCCCCAGCCCTTCGGGCCGGGTCACCGATCCATCCACCTCATAGGCGATGCCCTTGTACTCCAGCCGGTCGGCCGGCGTGACATCGACGCCGGGCGGTCCGAACCAGGTCCACCGTGTCGTGATGGCATCTCGGCCCTCGTTGAACTCTTCGCCGGGCATCGGTTGAAAGACGCAGCCGTCGATCTTCAGCCGGCCCGGGTCTGACCAGTCGACGAGCACGTTGTTGTAGTCGTCGGTGATCGGAGCGCCGCGCAGCCGGTAGACCGTTTGTATCGCCAGGTTCGCCGGCAGCATCGCCCCTCCTCTCCCCGTGGCAGAGCCTGTACGGCTCGTACAGACGGTAGCAGCCCTAATGCCAGGTGAATACAGCCTCAGCCCCTGGGGCGCGCGCTACGCCGCTTGCAGGGAGGCTCGATATTGAGCCCGCCTGCCCGCGACGCGTGAGCGGCCTCAGGAGCCGAAGCTGGGCAGCGGTCAGCTTGAGCCGGCCGGCTGCCACGCTGAAACTGGTCGAGATGGAGACGCCGCCCAGGGAGCTGGATTGCTGGGTCACGCCGGGCACTGGGACCGACATGACCTCCTGCACCATCTCGCAGACGACATCCGCGACGAGCTCTCGATCCAGTTCAGCTGGGATGCGAGCGTCGATCCCCGGTACCTCGGCACGAACTAGCCGAGAAGCCGCCGCCAGAAGTGCTTCAGCTCGAGACGACTCGGCCTCACTGAATTCCCGCCAGCGACCCTCTAGGTCCCCGGTTGTGGCGAACGGCTCCATGACTACGCCGAGAGTTCAGCGATGAGCTGGGCTTTCGTCTTCACGTTGCCGTCCTCATCTTCGGTATCTACGCCTTCCTGCTCAGCGTATGCCTGCCACTCACCGAGCCGGCCATGGCGACCAGGACGCGAAAGAAGACCCTCGCCCTTGTCGGTCGGATTCGGCCCCTGAGCGTCGAGTTCCTCTTCAACCTGATCCGGGACGGATGATTCCGCGCCCTCGTCATACTGGTTGTTGAGGTCGTCGAAGCGCTCCAGATCGTCGTCGTGAACCTCGACTTCCTCGCCCCGAAGGCCGAATGCCGTTCCGACACCCTTGGCCGGCGTGAAGGCGATGAGCGCCAACTTCACCTTGCGCTTGTTGTATCGGCTCGGCATGTCAGATTCCCGTCAGCTTGAGGAAGCTGTACGGATTGGTCACGTACATGACCGGCCGGACATCCGACTGCAGCCAGGTGCGCTGGGTGTTCTGCTCGCGCCAGGTCTCGGTCGAAAGGGGCTTCTCCACGCGGAGTTCCCCGACCTGACCCTCGGCAACCAGGTATCCGGTGCCCGCGGTGATCCGGTTGGTCGCGATGACATCCGAGATGCCATTGTCGGCCAGCACGTCGCGCCAGGAGCCATTCGGGTAGCTGATCTTCAGCTCCGCGGCCTGCAGCGGGTTGAGCAGGAGCAGGTTGTACTCCACACCCAACTCGGTGACGTCCGCCTGGCTCTGAGCCATCGCCAGGTCCGCGGCCGGCGTGATCGCTGCGGTGAGCGATGCATTCGCGGTCGTGGTCAGCGTGGTCCAGTCGTGGCCGGCCATGGTGATTGCGCCGGCCATCGCCGTCACGGTCGCGTCGAGGAGAGCCACCAGCTTCTGGTGGGTCTTCCGGTTGATCGTGTTCGCGGCCTTGGTGATGCCCATGGTCAGCTGCTGCGGGTTGTTCCGGTCCCGAGCCTCGTCGGTGACGAACCACTTACCGCCGTACTTCTCCACCTGAGCGACGAGCGGCACGGGCCGATCCATCGACAGGATGGGGAACTCAGCACCCGGCTCGACGTTCTGCACGTCGCGCGTGGTGTAGAGATCGTTCGCGGTGAGCTGGTCGTAGAGAACCGCCCCGCCCGAGACGCCGCCCGGGAATGAGAACAGGCGGTCAGCCCAGAACTTCTGCAGCGTGATGTCGTTCAGCGCGCGCGTCACCCGCGTGGGTTCGGCAAGCATCGTCTCGACGGTGATCGTGGTCCCTGAAACGGTCGGCGGACCGTAGGGGTAAGCGACATTCGAAGTAGCCATGATTGATTACCCCCTTCTCAGTAGAGTTCGATGAAGCAGTCGACGTTGTTCGAACCGGTCTCGACCGCCTTGCCCACGGAAACTCCCGTGGTCTTGGCAACGACCTTGCCGCCGGTGCCGACTTCCACGTCAGCCCCTGCGGTAATGGCGCCACCGGCGGTGACCGGCACGATCTGCCCTGGGCCATTGATCACGGCCACGCGCGCGCCCGAGGCGGCATCATACGCCGCGACGCCGAACGCCTTGATTGTGGTGGAGGCTGCGCCGGCAGCCACCTTGATGAGCCCGGTCGTGGCATCCCGCGTCGCACTGATGTCGACGAAGGTCTTGCCAACCACGGCACCAGTTGTCTGGCACGTGATATCCGAACCGGGGCGGAAGAGCGGAATGCACTCGTTCGCCATTAGGCTTCCTTTCGAGTTCTCGTGTTCATCTGTGGGAACCACGAGGATGGGTATGAATCGTCTTTCACCGAGGGATTCCCCGGCTTGAGTGATGCAACGGGAGCACCGGGCGCCCTTGCCTCATCGCCGGCCTGCTGGGCTTGCGCCGCAATAGCCGCCTTCAGTTGAGCCAGCTCATTGGCTGCGTCTTCCAGTTCGCCGATTCGCTCCGCGCGAATAAGGATCTCTTCCTCACTGCCCGTTCCGAGCAGGTCGAAGTATTCCTCACTGATACCGTGCAGGGCAGCCGCCTTGTAGCGGATGTTCTCGGCCCGGATGTTTTCAAGCTCCTGTCGGGTGAGCTCCGCATCCTTCGCGGCCTTCTCCTCGGCAGACATCTGGGCTTCACGAATCTTGGCGAGCTCCTCGGCAGCCTTGGAGTTGGCCTTGGCCCGGCTCTCTTGCTCGCGGGCCATCTTCTTCCAGTGAGCAGCCTCCTCCTCGGGGGACCGCCCCTGGGGAGTGTTGGCCGGCGTTTCCTCGACAGCTTCCGTTGCGGGTGCTGCCTCGGGGGCTGGTGCTGTCATGCTGTTCTCCTTCTGGTGTTCCCGTTGCGGGAGCCGGGCCGTTGCGGTCCGGGAGTTTATGGGTGTGGTAAATTTGACGTATGGCTATTGATTACTCAGCACTACTCGATCGCATCATGCCCGAAGATACCCTCGACCTAGATGAGCTGGAGCGGATCGAATCCGACGCCGGCTCAGTCAGAGCTCGCCTGCAGGCGCGCAAGCTGCCCGCCTCGGATGACATCGTCGACCAGCTCCAGCAGGCTGCCTCAGCCCGACTGAGGGTCCTCGGCGTCTAGTCGGTGACGTGCTGAAGGAAGATCTGATTCTTCTCTTTGTCGACCTTCACCACCCGGAACTTGGTCCCCTTGTCGAGGATCATTTCCGACTCAACCTTGTTGCCGTGGACGTAGCGAGTCTTGGGCTGAAGCCGGATGTACATGGCCCAGCTCTCTTTATCACCCTTCCACGATCGCTTGCCGGCGAATGAGGTCTGAATATGCTTGGCCACCGTGGTCGAGAGGAATGACTTCTCCTCGACAACCGAGCCTTCCGCATAGATCTCTGCGGGATGGTAATTGTCCTTGCCCCGGATGCCCCGCATGACCACCGTGTGCTCATCGGTCTCATTGCCATGCTCATTGATGAGCTCTGACATCGAGTCGACCAGCTTCCGCATTCCCCCGCGCTTGCCCCAGTAATTGTCAATGTAGGAGTTCCCAACGGTGGGCTTGTCAACGTTCCCTTCCCGCAGCGAATCGTTCATGTAGCGGTAGGTCGCGTGGGTGTAGTCCGTGTGAGCCTTGCGCAGGTCGGGGGAGAGTTCACTACCCGTAGTTTCTGTCTTGCCAGTATCCGAATTGAAAGTACGCTGCCCAAGCTTCTTGCGGAACGCCTCATCTTCCTTCTTGTACTTGACATCCGATAGCGCAATCTCGCTGTTCATCCGTCGGGTCTGAGTGACCCACTCGGTGCTATCGGCTGTCTCGGTGGCCTTCTCTTCACGGACACGTACCTCGACGAGATTCTTCTTAGCCTTGTCTAACTCAAGGCTAGCAGTCATCTCCCTCGACGAAGCTTTGTTAACCTCGTTTATTGCCGCGAAGCGCTCAGTGGGAGGAAGCGACCAGTAATTCCCGTGCTTGTTCTTGAGTAGAGTGTGTTCCGCTTGAGCCTGCTTGAACTCAATCGTGGCGGCCGCGACCTTGGCTTGGGCTTCTTGGACAGCAGCACTGCCCCGACTTTTCTTAGCGGCGGCCGGATTCTCAGCAGCTGCAAGCGTAACTTTCGCCTGAGCCAGTTCTAACCGGTCCTTGGCCTTTCCCCTCTTAGCCACGGCTGCATTGTGGTTCGCCGCTAGCTGATATGGGGATAGAGAACCAACGGTATTCCAGGCATTACGAGCATCTTGGGCTGCCTTAGCCTCCGCCGCGGCAAGTTCATACTCCAGCTTAGCCTTCCGGAGCTCTTCTTGCTCGGGGGTCTCATCCCCCGTCGAGACCTTTGCCTTTGCCTCGGCAACGACCTTCTTCTGCTCAGTGACCTCTTGCCGAGCAACCTTCAGCTGCTCTCTCAGGTACTTTTCTTTATCCTTCTTTGCCTGATATGCCGGCCCACCATCCGACGTATTGTAGTCATATTTCGTCGGCTCATGGTATAAGTCGTTGAGGTCCTCTTCAAGCTTCTTGACCTTGGCGTGGGACTCTTTCAGCTTGGCCGATTCCTGCCTGTACTGCTGCTGCTCGGGAGACGGGCCGGCCTTCGCCGGCTTAGCTGCCTTCGGCGCAGCCGTCACCGTGACCGGCTGAGTGTTGTCGTCGAGCGCGTTCTTGGCCTTCTCCCGGCGTGCCTTCGCGCGTGCGCGCTTAGCCTCGGCCCGTGCCTTAGCTTTGCCCTCGGGCGTGTTGTCGAGCGCTGCCCCTACCTTGACTTCAGGGGTCGGGGAGGTGGTCGCGGCCGGTGAAGGGATGGTGTTGCCGTAGTAATCCTTCTGCGGCTTTGATGGCGTCTTGTAGTTCTTGCTCGCCAGATGAGCATTCATCTGAGCCGCGAATGGCGAGACTTCCTGCTCCTTCGGCTGAACTGGCTGAGTGTTCTTCTCCGCAGCGGCGAACAGCTTAGCCTTCTCCGCGCGCGCCC